CCCCCCCCGGAGGAGATAGGCGGAGGTGTAAGATCACTTACCCCGACGCTCTCCACCACCAATTCCTGCCTGATCGAGCCACTCTCTTCTCCCATCAAGGTCTCCATCGGTGAAACTGATTCCGATTGGGTGCTCATACACGGGAGGGTCAGGCGCAAATCTCCAGTCCGCGTACTTGCTGAGTTGGGTGAAAGAAGTTGCTGCAGCCTTTGGATCAAGCTCGTGACACAATTCCCAAAACTGTTCTCGAGACTCAGCCTGCGTGATCGCAGTCCACTTAGAATGAGTCGACCCATCTCCTCCTCTGCTCTTCCCCTCGGGTCTACCCAATCCGCCTGCCACCACGTCGCCGTCTTTGATAGCGTAGTCGTAACCCGCCTCTGGAGTTCCTCGAGACTGCGAAATGTTTGGGTGGTGACCATCAACATCGAAGATATCACTCCGCCGAGTTCGGAACTTTCTGTTGAAATCGACGAAAGCATGGAGATGAATGCCGCCATCCTCGTGACGCTCTCGTCCAATGATGCATTCTGCTCCCAGTGTTGAAAGCAGGTCGTTAACTGCCCAAGGGTCGAGGTCTCCGCATTGAGCGTAAGTGAGAAGGACATAGCGACTGTTGACGTTGAATGCTGACATGATGTGTCCAAAGTGTCCTGGGCGAAACTAATATTATAGCCCAGGACACAGGGCACACCCCAACTATAAATACCTGTGTCCCTCCCCCTGCTCGTATGAGTCACACTTTTCCTGATGCCACTCACCATGTCTCAAATGGAAGTACAGCTAGCGCTTATTCTCAACGACTGCCTGATCCTTGCCTCTGGCTTGCAGGAGCTCCAAAACAAAATCCAATATGCGCGCACGATACCCAACCGCGAGGCGACGCGTCGTACGCAGACGTCGACCAGTCAGGCGCCGCCGCTACCCAATTCGTCGCAGACGCGTCTCACGACGGAGGAGTACGAGGAGTACAATTACACGCCGTGCAATTCTGAATGTTGCCTCCAGCAAGAAGAAGGACAACATGGTGGCCTTCAAACAGACTGGGAGCGACTCTGAGCCGACCCAGGGTCCCCTGACCATCACAGGCAACCCCACTCTTTCTGCCTTCGGTGAGCACATTGTTATGTGGCTGCCTACTGCACGCAACCGCGGCACAGTTCCGGAAGAGACGGAACGCAATTCGCAAACCTGTTTTATGCGCGGCCTGTCCGAGCGCATCAATATTTCCACGGACACGTCACTCCCTTGGACTTGGCGGCGGGTCTGTTTCACGCTAAAAGGCTTGGGTGTCATCAGACGGGATGGCACAGCCATTAATGTCTTACCCTTTGAGGAGGCTGCGCCGAATGGTTACGTTCGCTTAGCCCGCAATTACAGCTCTGTCGGCGGTGATCCCAATTGGGAGCCTATTGCCGAGCAACTCATTTCGCTTCTCATGGACGGCACACGCGGTATTGATTTCCTTGATCTCACCACGGCCAAGACGGATGGTACGAATGTCACCATCAAGTACGACCGCACTTTCACTTTGTCTTCTGGCAACGATTCGGGTATTCAGAGGGTTTTCAAACTGTGGCATCCCATGAATAAAAACTTGGTTTATGATGATGATGAGGACGGAGGCGACATGGTCGGCAACGCTATTAGCACTCAAGGGAAGCCTGGTATGGGAGATTATTACGTGGTGGATATTTTCAAGGCGCATCCCGCCGCAACAAGTTCGGATCATTTGTTATTTGATCCGATGGCTACTCTATATTGGCACGAAAAATAGTTTCGTTGCACTCCACAAAAATACAATTGTCCTCCATCCATTGCACATCGTCCTGACTCATATCGTTACGTGGGTCACTGTTGGCCAACCAAATTGAGGGCTTGCCCCACTGCACTAATGCAGGTTCCCTGTACAATCTCTTCACTGTGACCCAAGCCTGCGCCCCCAACCATTCCTTAAATGACGGGAAGAATTTCATCCCGCCACGTATATCGTCGAAAATGGCATAATCGACGTCTGGTGCCTTCATGCACTCGTCTCCACTCACAAGTCCAACACAATAAATGTGTTGTCCGAGGGATCTAGCCCAAAGAGTTTTTCCGGTGCGAGATCTCCCGAATAGGCATAAGGACTTGCATCTGCCTAAACATAATTAGCATAAGTTCAACCGCCGGAGGCCTCCTATTAGACTACGAACGGCGCACCGAGCCCGACGGAGGGGGGGGTAGGGGTTCCCCTTTAGGGGATCCCCCCCCCGGAGGAGATAGGCGGAGGTGTAAGATCACTTACCCCGACGCTCTCCACCACCAATTCCTGCCTGATCGAGCCACTCTCTTCTCCCATCAAGGTCTCCATCGGTGAAACTGATT